CCGATTGGTGATGCAGCTAGAGCATTTCACGATACAAACAGTCAAGTTATGGCAACCGTAGCAGCGTCTACTCAACTTCAAAGAGATGCTTCTTTGTTTGTTGATAGAATGAACACATTAGGTTTTAACCCCACTGATGTTGACCAAATGACAAACATAATCGATGACCTTTCAAATAAAACACAAGAGTACGCAAGAGACACAAGTAATACTGCATTAAAATCAGAAATAGATACACTAACAGCAGCCTTAAGAACTATAATGGATAATTCTACTTTAAATCCTTCTGCACCAAATCCTAATTCGTTAAGTCCAGAACAATTAGAAGAAATAAGAAATATGATGTCAGAAATGAATCCAAACAGAAACTTTGGATCTTTAGGAACTGTTGGAAGATTATTCGAAAACTTTGGTAAAAGTACAGCAGTAAACTTGCACGGGCTTGAAGCTGTTGTTACTCCTGATCAAATGGCAAGCATTGTTGAAAGTTCTGCACTAGGTGCAATTAGATCACTATCAGCTAGTCTATCAGATACTACCACAAATACAACCGGAATGCTTGACGGAATGTTAAATACTATAAGGACTTTACCTACTGAAATGGCAAGTATACAGCCAAGTTCGACAGAAACTAATACAGTTGAAAGAACAATGCAAGATATGGCTATGAGGTTACGAGGTCCTTTAGAAGAAGCAATGAATAATACATTAGTACCAAAATTAGAAGAACTAGTTGCTGTAAATCAAAGATCAGCACAATCTTCAGATAAAATTAGAAGAGGCATTGGAAATTTAGGAACAGATATGTTGAGGAGCGTATAAATTGAGTTGGAAAAAATATTTTACACCTGTGAGTTCAGATAACTCAATTAACGGAACTTACAGTCCTTTAAGCGGAACAGCATCTGGTGCCCGCCCAGGCCCTGCACGTTCTAATTATTCATCATATCTTCCTGATGTATATGTTGGATCACCTAATCGTGTTGAGCGTTATGGTCAATACAACACCATGGACAATGACAGTGAAGTAAACGCTGCATTAGATATTCTTGCAGAGTTTTGTACACAAATCAATGACGAAAACGGAACTAATTTTAAATTTAATTTTTTTAAAAATGCAACTAATTCAGAAATTACAATTCTAGGGCAATACTTAAAACAATGGTGCAAAGTTCAAAAATTTGAAACACGTATGTTTCGTATCTTCCGTAATGTATTTAAATACGGAGATGCAATATTTGTAAGAGACCCAGAAACTAAAAAATGGTATCATGTTGATCCTGCTAAACTTACAAGAATTATTGTTAACGAGTCAGAAGGAAAAACTCCTGAACAATATATAATTAAAGATTTTAATTTAAACTTTAAAGAATTAGTAGCAACAACACCTTTTCAAACTACAGGCAACATAACAGGCGGCGGCAATCCTAATACCGGGTACTTTACTGGAAGTGGTAGAGGAATGGTTGGACAACCTCAGCAAGGACTTCAAGGTTCTAGATTTAATGTCGAAGACGGAGAAGTTGCTATTAATGCAGAACATGTTGTTCATTTAAGTTTAAGTGAAGGACTTGATCAAAACTATCCATTTGGTAACAGTTTGCTTGAAAGCATTTTTAAAGTTTACAAGCAGAAAGAACTGCTTGAGGATGCGATCATCATCTATCGTGTCCAACGTGCGCCGGAGCGCAGAGTATTCTACGTTGATGTGGGTAACATGCCAAGTCACTTGGCAATGCAGTTTGTGGAACGTGTTAAGACGGAAATCCATCAGAGAAGGATCCCATCGTCAACAGGGGGCGGTCAGAATGTCATAGACTCATCATACAATCCTCTATCAATCAACGAAGACTACTTCTTCCCACAGACCGCAGAAGGTAGAGGCTCTAAAGTTGAAACGCTTCCAGGTGGCACTAACCTAGGAGAAATTGATGACCTTAGATACTTTACTAATAAGTTGGTACGCGGCTTACGTATCCCATCTTCGTACTTACCTACTGGAGCTGACGATGGTGCCACTTCATTTCAAGATGGACGAGTTGGCACTGCATACATTCAAGAACTTCGCTTCAATAACTACTGTGAACGTCTGCAAGGCTTAATTACAGAAGAATTTAATCAAGACTTTAAGCGTTATTTGTTAGAACAAGGTGTAAACATTGACACTAACATGTTTGATCTTGAGTTCCAAGCACCGCAAAACTTTGCAGCATATAGACAGTCAGAACTAGACAATGCAAGAGTTCCAACGTTTACACAAATGAGTGCAATTCCTTATGTTTCAAACAGATTTGCAATGAAACGCTTCTTAGGAATGAGTGCTGAAGAGATTGCAGAGAATGAAAGACTATGGCGTGAAGAAAATGACGAAAATCTAGGAACACCTGATACAGATGGCGCAGGTGAAATGAGAACAGCAGGCATTAGCAGCGCAGGCATTAGTTCCGATTTAGACGGTGCAGAAGATGTTGCAGCTGGAGGACCAGCACCTGAAGACGGTGGAGAAGGAGCACCACCAGAAACAGCAACAGGACAAGATATAGGTGGCGCAGCAGCAGCGCCGGCAAATGATCAGACAATATAAAGCATAAATAATAACATGATACTAAGAGAACTTTTTTATTACGACAAAGAAACACTTGAGCCAACAGAAGATATGGCTTATGAGCCTCAGTATGACGACTCTATTGTAAAAAGTTCTGATACAAGAAAAACAAGACTTACATTAAGACAAATTAACAGAGCTAGAAAAGCATCTGATGTACACACCTTAGAACAGTCTAAAGAACTAGAGTTTGTTAGACAAATGTACGGACTTGCTGCACAACAAGCAGCAGCAGGCGGAATTTAATATGGTGTACAATGCCAAAGTTAGACAAGTCTAAGTACACTAAAAAAGAAATACAAAAAATATTATCCGAGCGTAGAACGCAGAAAGCTCTAGCTCAGTTAAAACCTAAACCAAAAATTTATCCTAACGAACATACTGGAAAAAGTTATGCTTTTGTTTTAGGCAACGGAACTTCTCGAAAATACATAGATCCAAAACAAATTCAACAGTACGGAAAAGTATACGGATGCAATGCCTTATATAGACAGTTTGATCCTGACTATCTAATTGCTGTTGATGTAAAAATGATTTTAGAACTTGAAAATAAAAAATACATAGAGCAAAATCCTAATGTTTGGACTAATCCTAATAGAGCCTACAAAAATATAAAAGGTTTAAATTTTTTTAAACCTAGCAGAGGTTGGAGTAGCGGTCCAACGGCATTGTTGTTAGCAAGTCAACATGCACATAAGAATATTTTTATTTTAGGCTTTGACTATAAAGGATTAGACAACGGTAAACTAATTAATAATATGTATGCAGGGACACCTAACTACAAAAAAACAACAGACACAGCAACATATTATGGAAACTGGCTTAAACAAACTACAAAAGTAATAAAAGAATTTCCTCATATTAACTATTTTAGAGTTATAACACAAGAAAACTTTCAACCACCAGAACTAAATAATATTAGTAATTTTAAAACAATTATTGTTGAAGATTTCAAAAAAATGTTCAACATTTCCTAACATTTTAATAAAATGGCTCGTTTTGAGCCTATTTCTACGCATATTTTCTCTTTCTTGTTAAATAATAATGACAGCCTTACCATAGGTAAAACTTTATAGGAGAAAAAAATGGCAGATCACAAGAAATTTGAAGAAATGCTTGAGCGCCTAGTCAATGAAGACAAAGCAGGTGCGGAAGAGCTTTTCCACGAAATCGTGGTAGAAAAATCACGTGAAATATATGAAAACCTACTTGAAGCAGAGCTAGAAGACGAAGAAGTAGATGAAGCTACTGATGAAGAAGTAGATGAGTCAGACGAAGAAGTAGATGAAGCTACTGATGAAGAAGTAGATGAGTCAGACGAAGAAGATTTAGATGAAAACTTCGACCTTGATGAATTTGAAGTTGAAGCTGACCCAATGGACATGGGCGGAGACGCAGGCGATGACATGATGGGTGATCTTGAAATGCCAGCTGACGACGAAGGCGACGAAGGCGAAGGCGAAGGCGACGAAGATTTAGAAGATCGTGTAATGGATCTAGAAGATGCACTAGAAGATCTAAAAGCAGAATTTGATGCAATGATGGACGGCGAAGAGCCAGGCGACGAAGAGCCAGAAATGGACATGGACATGGACATGGGCGACGATGACGAAGCTGAAGAAGAGTCATTTGCTTTTGAATCAGATGATGAAGAAGTAGACGAAGCAGCAGACGAAGAAGTCGACGAAGCATCAGACGAAGAAGTCGAAGAAAAGAAAGATGAAGACAAAAGCGCAGGTGAAACAATGCGTGAGTATGTCGAAAAGGTAACCGCAACAATGGGTGACACAGGTACTAACGGTACTAAGTCAGCAGTTGCTGGTAAAAACGACATGGGCGGAACAGCAGGCAATATTGCACAAAGCGACACAGGCGATGTAGCAGAAGCAGGCGCAGGTTCAAGTGTAAAAGGTAATGCACTAAATCAGCAAACTGCAAAAGAAGATAATGCTGGTAACGTCAATGTTCCAGGCGGAAAAGCTGCAAAAGCTGGTAAAACACAACCAGGTCATGGCGCAGAGAAAAAAGGAAAGCCTGAGACTGCTGACAAATCAGCTCAAAGCACACTTAACGGCGTAAGCACAAGAGCAAAATAAGCAGTATAATATAAGGAAGTTTGAATGAAAAACTTACGAGAGCATTTGACATTCGACCAGGCAGGAATGGTTGTTGAGTCTACTGATAACGCTACAGGCGGAAAAGACCTTTATATGAAAGGCATCTGCATACAAGGCGGTGTGCGTAATGCAAACCAACGTGTATATCCTGTAAATGAAATTGGTAGGGCTGTCAAAACTCTCAATGATCAAATAGCAGGAGGATATAGTGTTCTCGGTGAAGTCGATCATCCAGAAGGCCTTAACATCAACCTAGACCGTGTAAGCCATATGATCACAGAAATGTGGATGGATGGACCAAACGGTTACGGTAAACTTAAAATTTTACCAACACCGATGGGAAACCTAGTTCGCACTATGCTTGAAGCTGGTGTGAAACTAGGTGTTTCATCAAGAGGATCAGGTAATGTATCAGAAGACGGTCAAAACCAAGTTTCTGATTTTGAAATAATCACCGTGGACGCAGTAGCACAGCCAAGCGCCCCTGGTGCATACCCAACACCAATCTATGAGCATCTAATGAATGCCCGTGGAGGGTATAAGGCATACGAATTAGCTCAGGCAACAAAACATGACGATAAGGCACAAAAATATTTAAAAGAATCGTTGGTTAATATAATCAACCGACTCCAATAAAAGGAGAAACTAATTATGTTGGATGCACTAAAAACACTTTTCGAAAACGATGTAGTTTCAGAAGAAGTGCGTCACGAAATCGAAGAAGCGTGGAACGCGAAGGTTAAAGAAAACCGTCGTGCAGCTACAGCTGAACTTCGTGAAGAATTTGCAAAGAAATATGAACATGACAAACAAACTATGGTAGAGTCAATTGACAAGCTATTAGAAGAGCGTCTTAGTTCAGAGCTTGCAGAGTTTGCAGAAGATCGTAAAGGTCTAGCTGAAGCAAAAGCAAAATATGCTGTTGCACAACGTGAAAATGCAACTCTACTTAAAAACTTTGTATTAGAATCGCTAAAGAAAGAAGTTAGCGAACTTCACGAAGATCAAAAAGCAGTAGCACAAAAGTTCACACAACTTGAAGAATTTGTGGTAGAAGCACTTGCAAAAGAAATTGCAGAGTTTTACGAAGATAAAAAAGACTTGGCTGAAACTAAAGTACGTCTTGTACGCGAAGCCAAAGAAAAATTTGCAGCAGTTCAAAAAGAATTTGTTGCTAAAAGTGCAAACTTGGTGTCAGAAACAGTTGGTAAAAATCTTAATAAAGAAATTAGTCAACTTAAAGATGACATTGAAGCAGCACGTAAAAACGACTTCGGTCGTAAAGTATTCGAAGCTTTTGCTTCAGAATATGCAAACAGCTACTTAAACGAAAAATCAGAGACTGCAAAATTATTGAAAGTTATTGAAACTAAAGATAAACAGATCAATGAAAATAAAGCGTTAGCTGTCAAAGCAAAAGTGCTTGCAGAGTCAGCAGTAAAAGAAAAAGCTGTATTAATTGAATCTGCAAAGAGAGAAAAGAAATTGAACGATTTAGTTGCGCCATTAGGCAAAGCTCAACGTGAAATTATGACAGACTTACTGGAATCAGTACAAACAGACAGACTTCAGTCTGCGTTTGACAAATACCTACCGGCGGTAATCGACGGTAATACTCCGGCTAAGAAGAAGGCAGTTTTAGCAGAAGGCAAAGAAGTTACAGGCAACCGCGAATATTCGCAAACTAACGTTAGTTCACAAGCAGGCGCAGACGGTAATGTCATTGACATTAAGCGTCTAGCTGGATTATAATATAGGAGAAATCAAAATGTCAGAACTATTAGAAAGTCGCTGGCAGGACACTAAGACTGCACTTGTTGAAGGCCTAAAAGGCAACAAGAAAGCTGTTATGGAAGCGACTCTAGAAAATACTCGTAAGTATCTTTCAGAATCAGCAACAGCTGGTGCAACTTCTGCCGGTAATGTAGCAACTCTAAACAGAGTTATCCTACCAGTTATCAGACGTGTTATGCCAACCGTTATTGCAAACGAGTTGGTTGGTGTTCAGCCAATGACAGGTCCAGTGGGTCAAATCCACACACTAAGAGTACGTTATAGCGACGACTTTACTAGCACAGGTGGCACTTCAGCTACTGCTGGTGAAGAAGCACTATCACCGTTCAAGATTGCAGAAGGATATTCAGGTGATGCAGCAACTGACCGCGCAGCGGCAACAGCAGCACTTGAAGGACAGGCTGGTAACAGAATGTCAATCCAAATCTTGAAACAAACTGTCGAAGCGAAAACCAGAAAGCTATCAGCTCGCTGGACATTCGAAGCGGCACAAGATGCTCAATCACAGCACGGTATTGACGTTGAAGCAGAAATCATGGCAGCACTTGCTCAAGAGATTACTGCTGAAATCGACCAAGAAGTACTAGGCTCACTAAGTTCACTAGCAGGCGCTGCTACTGAAACTTATGATCAAACAGCCGTTTCAGGTACAGCTACTTTTGTTGGTGACGAACATGCTGCACTAGCAGTTCAAATCAACAGAGTATCAAACTTGATTGCACAGCGTACAAGACGTGGTGCTGGTAACTGGGCAGTTGTTAGCCCATTCGCGCTAACAATCCTACAGTCAGCAACTACTTCAGCGTTCGCTCGTACAACAGAAGGTACATTCGAAGCACCAACTAACACAAAAATGGTTGGTACATTGAACAACGCAATGAAAGTATATGTTAACACATATGCATCAGATACTGCACCAGTTCTTATTGGTTATAAAGGATCAAGCGAGTCAGACGCAGCAGCGTTCTACTGCCCATATATCCCACTAATGAGCTCAGGTGTTGTACTAGATCCATCAACATTCGAACCAACAGTATCATTTATGACACGTTATGGTTATGTTGAGCTTACAAACACTGCGTCATCACTAGGTAACGCAGCTGACTACTTAGGTAAAGTTGATATCGCCGCAGGCGTAACATTTAGCTAAGTTATAGTTGTAAAAAACTAGAAATAGGCCCTACGGGGCCTATTTTTTTGACTACATTTTTACTTGTTCATTACATACATTGTAACTTCAAAGCCAAAACGCATTTCAGTATAGCTAGGTTTTGTCCACATAATGCTCTCCTTTCAACTATTATTTAAACACACTTTTTAAAAAAAATCTTGCAGAAAATCATTAATTTTCTATAAAAAGTGGTTGACTTTTACTATAAAGATGTTATATTAATAACATAAGCAACAAAGACTTAGCTAGTCAATGTTTATAGTGCAAGGAAGAGGCGTTTACCAGAGCGTCGAACTTGACTGCTTAGGGGTGGTACCCAGGCGTTGTACTGGAAACAGGCAGTGTCACATCGCTCTACCGAGCGGAAGCAGGTTGCTGCGGAGATGAAATGGTATTTGGTCCGTGGCTTGTAGGTGTAACCGAGTCCTACCTATTTTGCTTATTCTCAAAGCCCGATACTTAACTGTGTCGGGCTTTTTTCTCTTTAGATAAATACATGTGTCAGATAGTGTGCCGCAAGGCGGACTTATGCTGTTTAACCCACAGCGTAGCGACTAGAACTCGCATCGGACTTCTAATTAGGAGAAAACAAATGGGAAGACCACTAAACAAAAGATACTTCGGCGAACCAACTGCTGGAGGAAACGAAATTAAAGTTCAATTTCACAACGGTACATCAAGTGTTCCGGGTTGGATTGTTAAGCAACTAGGTTCTAAAAAATTCCGTTGCACAGACGGTACTGCTACACAAGATTGTGTTTTAACAGACGCAGCGGCAGCAGCACTTACAGCAGGACAAATGTCAATCACTGTTGATGACGGCGGCACAGCTCGTCAAGTAACTAAAATTGCAGCTCACATGGTAACAATGGATAACGGTTCACGTATTAACTGGGACTTCACTGGTACTGGTGCTACAGTTGAGATTGAAGAAGCAGGTGATGACGACAGTCTAACTAACGCTGATGATTTTGAAGGCGACGAAACACCATAAGCTAGAAACTAATTTAGGGGAGGAAACTCCCCTACTTTACTAAGGAATTATTTAATGGCTAGAATAGTAAGAACTACAGATGATGATTATAGAATAATTGTAGCAAACGGTGGAACAATCTACCTTGATACTACTGGTGCACAATATGACGGCACAGGAAAAGTTGTAGTTAGAGGTGATCTTGAAGTTAAGGGTGACACTACTACAGTTGAATCTACTATATCATCTATATCTGATAATATACTATTATTAAGTGCAGGTAATCCTGGACCAGGTTTACCAGCTAGCCTTGACAGACCTTATTCAAGTGGTATTGAAATTAGCCGAGGTGAAGACCAATTTGGTAATGCTATTGGCAATGCTAGATGGGTGTATGATGATAATATATCCTGGGCATTAGGCGGAAATACAGGAAAGGGTTCTTGGGTTGCTACTCAAGGAGATATTGGTTTTGAAACAGTATTACCTCTAAGAACAGATGGTATTATTGCTAGTGGAAGTTTATATGTAACAGTTACAGGTATTTCAGGAACTATATCAGTAACAGGTACAAACGATTACGAAGAACGAATTTGGAATTATGTTGCTGGAGAAATTACTCCAGATCCTCTAACAGGAAATATAACCAAAGATGACGATAATATTCCTAATACTAAAGCAGTAAAAGATCTTGTTGACTATAGTATTGCAACTGTAGAAATTGATAAAATTGCAGAAGATAATTCAAGCATTACTATTAATGATAAAAACAATACTATTGCTTTAATTTATGAAGTTGGTGCAAGAACTATTGTACAAACTACTGGATCACACGGTTATGAAGTTGGAGACACTATTGTTATACAAGGAGTAGATACTTCTCCACCAGATCCAATTATTAACGGTCTAAATGGCTCTTGGACAGTTACCGAAGTTCCTGCTTCAAATAGAATTGAATTTAATAGATCATCAACAGGCGGTGATGAAACTGCATACATAACTAACAGTGGTAGAGCAGTAACTGATGCAAACTTAGATCCTACTAGAATTATTGTTACCGTAGAAGGAAACGAAGTCGTTAATTTTTATTCAAATCGTGTTGAACTAGCAGACGTACAAATACTTGGTACAGAAATATCTACATACAATAGTAATGACGATCTTGTTTTATCTGCACCAGGTTCAGGCGTTGTAAGAGTTAAAGATACAATTGAATTAACAAAAACTCCGGGCGATGATGAAGGTCTAGTTTTTGATCCTCTATCACCAGTAGAAGGAATTAAACTTTATAGTAAAACACCTAGTACTGGTGCAACTGGATTGTTTTTCGTTAACGAAGAAGATCGCCGAGACGAAATAATAAGTAAAAATAGAGCATTACTTTATGGAATGTTATTTTAAGGAAAACAAATGGCTATACTACAAGCACAATTAACAACTACACAACTTGACTTATTAACAGTACCTCAAGGCTCAACACAAGCTATTACAAATATTATTGTAAGTAATACATATAGCCCTTTTGGTGCAAATCCAGAAACTAGAGAAGCAGCATTTACAATGTATATTACAAAGGCTGTTGATCCAGCAACTCCTGGTGCTATTGGACCTGCATCCACTATTGTTAAAGACCTTGTATTACCTGCAGGTGAAACTTTTACATTTGATAGTGAAAGAATTGTTTTAGAATCTAGCGATATGGTTAGTTTTGAAACTCAGCTTACTTCTGGTCCAGGAGCAACAGATTTGTCAGCTACAATAAGTTATTTGGAAGTTTAATAATGAGACTAATTAAAGCGCAAAATACAAATTTACGAAACATCTACGGTAAAGGTGTTAAGTATGATGTAAATGATCAAATTATTATGGACAGTAATAATGTAGTCCTAGTACCTAAAGGTACAACAGGAGAAAGACCTACAAGTCCTGAAGCAGGTCATATGCGCTACAACACTACTCTTAACGAATTAGAAATATATTCTGAAAGCGAATGGAGAAGTGTAAGATACAAAGAACCAAACAATGATCCCGGTATAGTTCAACAAGATTTAGGATTTGGCGACGATGTAGAAACATTTTTTGGACCATTAGATAGCCAAGATCCAAATACAGATTATACTGCACCAGCAGCAGCACAAAATATTTTCGTATATGTTGACAACGTTTGGCAGCGTTCTGGTGTTGGTAATAACTATGTACTTACTCAAGACCCTGCTGGCAAACCTGCAGGTTGGTATATAGAATTTTCTTCAGCACCCCCATCAGCAGGCGCAGGCGGAGACCCTGTTCCAGTAACAGCACTACATAATTTCGACAAGTAAATTCAATAAATACTGTGTCAAGGAGATTATGAGTGGCACAAGTAGGTAGAATATCCGGTCCTTTATTACAAGCAGATCTATTACGTAATGGTAATAATCTAGCATTTCGTAACGATTTAAATACAACTCAACTTTTATTATTAGATGTTAATAACAACCGCATTGGTGTTAACAATGCTACACCTAGTTTTGAGTTAGATGTATTAGGTACAACACAAACTACAAATTTAATAACAAACAATGCTACCACCCCGGGTTTTGGAATTTCTAATTCTACATTTAGTGCAATTGGCGATATTAGTTTAAACGCTGCTAATGCTATTGTTATGGCTAATATGGAAAACGGTACTATCCGTATTAGTGATAATATTATTAGCACTATTGATTCTAATGCTGACATTGATCTACGTCCTTGGCAAGAATATGTAATTGAAGAAGGCGATCCTTATCTCCAGGAACTCCAAGATGGCTTATTAGATGCTAGTAGAGGTATAGGAAATGCATTTTGGCAAACAGTTTTACCAAGCGGATTTCAAAGAGGCGATTTAAATGAAGACGGCATAATTAACATTGACGATGTTTTTGCATTTCTAAGTGTTAGGCGAGGACTAACAACATCTGGATCAAGATATGATCTTGCCGTAGCAGCAATAAAAGCAAGTTTACCTACTACAGAAATTATAAATGATCTCAATGTTTATGGAAATATACATACACCAGGCAATATTACTTTTGAAGGTACAATTACACTAGGTGATCAAGATACTGATGACGTTACATTCAATTCTGATATAAACTCTGACATTATACCAGATCAGTCTAATCAATTTAATTTAGGTTCAGAAGAAAAGCAATGGCATTACTTATATACTAATCTAGTAAACGGACAGTTTGCTAGAACAGACGAATTAAACGTAGGTCTTGTTAATATCAAACTACGTTACGGCGGAACATTATATGTTGCTGTTGAAGGCAATGATGCAAATTCAGGTGATCATATGTTGTCACCGTTTGCTACTATTGCAAGAGCTTTACAAGCAGCAGAAGCAAGTGGAACACAGCCAGTAACAATTAAAGTTTCTCCTGGAGAATATCAAGAAGCATTACCATTAGTAGTTCCAAATAATGTTACTATTATTGGATCAGATATTCGTAATACAGTTATTATGCCTGACACTAGTAGTCAAAGTGAAGACGTATTTCATTTAAACGACAATACAACTATTAGTGATATAACCATTAAAAACTTTTATTACGATAATGTAAACAATACTGGATATGCTTTTAGATTAGCACCAGGCGCAGTGCTAACTGAGCGCAGTCCTTATATACAAAATATAACTGTTTTAACAAACGAAACAACACCAAATGTAACAAACGATGCAGGACGCGGCGCCTGGATTGATGGATCAGAAGTAAATGCACTAAGCACTAACAAAACAATGTTGTTTCATAGTTGTACATTTATTTCTCCAAATGCAGATGTTATAAACATGACAAATGATGTTAGAGTAGAGTGGCTAAACTCTTTTACATATTATGCTAACAGAGGTTTATATGCATTTAACGGAGTTGACGGCGGCGCAGAATTACGTTCAATTGGTTCGGCAAACATTTACGGTAATTACGGCACAGTAGCAGATGGTGCAGATACACTAATGTATCTAATACAACATAACTTTGCATACATAGGCGCAGGCACAGATAATACAAACGATTTAGATTTAGTTATACAAGCAAACGAAGTAGTTGAACTAAACAGCGGACAAATACATTATGTGTCTACAGACCAAGTTGGTAACTTTAGAGTTGGAGATAATTTCTTTGTTGATTTAGAAACAGGAAATACAAGTCTTAATATTGATACTGCTAGTATTGACACAATAACTGGTATGGTTATTAATTCTGTTGGCGGAACTACAGTATTAGATGGTAGTTATATTAGTACAGGTGATATATTAATTACTAACAACACTATCAGTACTAATGTTGGAGATTTAAATTTACAAGGTGCAACAGGAACAATTAATATTAACAATAATACAAATGTTAGTGGTAACTTAGATATTATTGATAACTTTAGTTTTGGCGGCACACTTAATATTGCAGGAGATCAGCCTGGTAGAGATACCGCAGCAGACAGATTAGTTTTTAATGTTCAATTTGAACAAGATTTTAATCCTCATCAACATTTAACACATAGTTTAGGAGAAGTACAACGCCCTTGGTTAAATTCTTGGCTTTCTAAATTAGAAGTAGGTGATATAACCTTTGACGGAAATGTACTAACAACAGATGTTTCAAGTGCAAACTTAGAATTACGTGCTAGTGGCACAGGATTAATTTATGTTCCTAGTAATAATGTTAACATTACAAATAATCTAACAGTAAGCGGAGTCACTGATTTACAAGCAGCAAGTTTTGCAGGTGCATTTAGTAATGTAGGAACTTTTGATCAAACAGGAAATAGAACTGCAACTAATTTTAACATTACTGGTAATGTTGACGTTACTAGATCAGCACAATTTGAAGAAATACTAATTGACGATAATTTTATTACTACAACTACTTCAAACGCAGATTTAGAATTACGTGCAGCTGGTACAGGCAAAGTCCTTATTCCAAATAATAATGTAAACATTGTAAACAATTTATCTACTGATAACATAACAGTTAGCAATATTAATAATACGTTACAAACTGCATTCAATCAAGCAAATATTAATGATCTTACAATTACACAAAATTACATTACTACAACAATATCAAACGCAGATTTAGAATTACGTGCAAGCGGAACAGGAACAGTACATGCTGAATCTTCTGTAGATATTACAAACAATTTAACAGTTGCAGGAACTACTAGATTTGAAGATGATACAACTAATTACGAATACGGTCCAGAATTAGTAGTTAACGGAACTTTTGATAATAATGTAAACGGGTGGTCGCAAACAGGTGGCGGTAGCGCAAATGATGTAAACGGTAATTTACAAATAAATGCTACAGGTGCTGCACGTAACGTATCACAAGAAATTATAGTTGAAGCAGGAAAAACTTACGACTTCGAAGCACAATTTAGAAGTGTATCTAATGGCAATCCTTTCTATTTAAGAATATTTGAATCTGGTGTAGGTACGCTATTTGAATGGAATGAAACTAGCGGACTTGTTCCTGATCAATTATTAACAGCATCATTTGTTCCACAAACTACAGCAATTGACATTATTTTCCGTGCTGTTAATACTATTGTTGAATGGGATAATGTATCAATGTTTGAAGACATTGGTAACGTTACAACATTTACTCCGGTTGAAGTAGATATTACAACTACAATCTCTCATACAGGAAATACTGTACAAACTGGCGATGTTGATCAAACTGGAAATGTAGATATTGATGGAAATTTAAC